CTTCTATATTGTCTAATCAAAAGACACAAATAAAATCATTAAAATCTATAGATAAGACCAGCAAAAAATTAAATAGTAATATGACTAAATTACTAACGACGCAACAGAGCATCCTCAAAGCAATAAATAAACAAGGATCTGGTGGTAGTGGTAAATCTAGTGGGTTATTAGATAGTATTAAAAGTCTTAAAAAAGGTCTTAATGAAGCTATTAATGGTAGCAAAAAAGATAAAACCCCCAAAAAAGATTCATTCAAGCGTAAAGATCAGGATAAAGTTACCAATAATTTATTAAAACAAATGCTTGGTAAACTTGGTATTATTTCTAAGATTAAAGGTGGCGGTAAGGGACTTATGGGGGGTCTTACGGGATTACTTGCGGGTGGAGGTCTATTAGGTGCACTTCTTACTGGTAAAGGTGAAATGCTTGGTAATACTGCTAGACTAATTGCTGGTAAAATGCCATTTCTCAAAGCGATTCCTGGTTTGGGTTTAATTATTAATGTTATTACGGGTGTGTCTCGATTTAGACGTGGTGATCATGTTGGAGGTCTTCTTGATCTTGCGGGTGGACTTGCAACTCTTATACCAGGTATTGGTATGCCTATATCCATATTAATCGCAGCGATTAATATGAAGCGTGATTTAACAATGTCAAAAGAAGAACAAGCAACCGAGGGTGCAGAGATTAGTAGTTTTTGGTCTAATAAAGAAAATCTCAAAAAAGTTCCTGGTATTGGAGCTGTAATATGGTTCAACGAAGGTCGTGAGCTTTGGGCAAAAGGAAAGAAAAAAGAGGCGGTTCACGCATATATGCGTAGTGGACTAGCATCGTTTATTCCTGGGTTTGATATTATGGCTGCTATGGTTATGGCAGTTAAAGACAAGGGTGTGAAGCAAGTCGCAAAAGAAACTGGTGGTATGTTTACACAAATTGGACGAGGTGCTGCAAACTTTGTTGGTATGAAAACTGGTGGTCAGAAAAAAGAGGATACATATAACGCTAAACTAGATGCGTATAATAAGGGTATAAAATCATCAAAATTCACCCCAGAGTTGGTAGCACGATGGAAGGAAGATAAAAAAAATCTAGGTTATAACACCATAGAGAAACAAGTAGAAGGATGGGATGCATTCGCAAAGATAAATGGTATAGAAGGTAACGCTTTAACAAGTGGTAATATATTACCACAAACTGTGACTTCTTCCGATATGCCTGGTCTTCTCCCTACGGCTTCGGCTTCATTGGATAGACCAGATATATCCGATGAGTATTGGTTAAATCAACCTCATAAGTCTAAACTAAATGGTGTTCGTAGATATGTGTGGAATAATTTTATGGGTCTAGCGAGTGCGTATAGAAAAAAAACGGGTAAGAAAGTTCAAATTAATTCTGCATCTCGAAGCATACCTTATCAAAAAAAATTATGGGAAAAATATAAAAGAGATTTAGCTGCGGGTAAGAATCCATCTCCTGTTGCGTACCCAGGTAAATCGATGCATAACTATGGATATGCTTTGGATATTCAATCAAGCGATGCTGACAAGATGGCTAGTTTAGGATTACTTGATTCCTGGAATTTTCATAGACCCGTAGGTAAACCAGGAGATGAAGGTTATGAAGCGTGGCACATTGAGGCTAAAGGATTAGATAGAGCGAAAATTCGTAGTGGTGTGGGTATTTCTGGAGATTCTCATGAAAGTGATGCATTAACTCCTGTATCGGTCAGTAGTAGTGGTTTAAGCGGGGGTAGTGGTGGTAACCTACCACAAGGTAGTGTTGCGTCTAAAACGCCTACACAAGCTCCTATTACAGTTAATTTGACTTCTACGGATATAGAGGCTCTTGCGATGGCATTTGGTAAACAATTGTCGAATATCCCCACGCCTAAAAACACAACGGTTGTTTCCAATAATGGAAACCCAAGGAGTAACTTATGATATCAAGTGTTATAGATAGAGATTTATGGACATCCGTAAGTAGTAATAGTATTAGCCATAATTCATATGATACAGCTTTAGGTTTTAATTTAGTAAGTATAAGACCTAATCTAACTAATTGGTCCACGAGTGAAAAGAAAGATAATGTTGATAATATAAATAAAATAGTTACGGGGGTAATGCTTAATGACTTTTCATATAGTATGGAGTCCGAGTGGTCTAAAATGTCAACTCCTATCGATAGTGGTATAGGTAATATACTTGGTGGTCTTGGTGCTGGTGCTGGTGGTGGTGAAATGGGTGCGGTATTTACTAGTAAAAAATATTGGAAGAAGAGTGGGTATTTAGATATAGACCCACAAATTAGAATAATCGATATTAATGGAAATGGATTACCACTAAAAGTTGCCAAGACACTACTACTATGGACTGTAGCAAATAATATCGGACCTGTTGGTAAAGAAGTAAAAGCCATTACAAAGAAAGTTAGAGGTATAATTGAATCGGGTGTGAAAATTACAAGCGATATTATAACTAAGATTGTGAAAGATACAAATCCGAATAGTGATATAGCTGATGCTGGTGCTCAAACGATTATTGGTGCAGGAGAAATCACTGGACGTTATACAAATAATTTATTAGAAAATTTGGAAGATTTACTTACATTAAGACAAACTCCCCCACCATTAAAAGTTGATATTGGGCGCATATTTAGTCATGATGATATGGTTTTAGAAAATGTATCTTTTTCATTTTCACGAGAATTTACTGAAGCAGGTCCATTATATGTCGATGCAACATTAAAATTAAGTAGTCGTAAAATAATGAGCACCATAAATGATATAGGTTTAAAGGAAAAATTAAGTAATGTTAAAATTGTTGGTGTTGGTGTTAGTGTTTAATAACAACTAAGAAGGATATATGATATTTAATAGATTTAAACGAAGTAATTTTTTATATAAAGAAACTAATGATAGTGATGTTATCGAATATGATTTGATACTAAGTCATTGGGATTTATTTGAAATAAAAAATCCTGTTAAATTTGATACGGTACAATATGGAGACGTGCAACGACCAGATGTATTATCATATAGAATTTATGGTAAATCTGAATATTGGTGGATTTTGTGTAAGTTTAATCAGATCGATGATGTGTGGAATGACATGTTTGTTGGTATGGATTTAATTATTCCTAGTGTTGCTGATATAACTTCATTTTATAGTAATATGCGTAAAAGAGTGAGAGCTAATGGCTAGTGAACAATTATATCATTTAGATGCATTATTGAGTTATAGTAAAGATGCTCCACCGTCTAGTGATACTATGGCGGTGATTCCGTATTAAAGTTTTGTGAGTTTAGAAATCACTGAGAGTGTATTAACGGTTCTTCCTAAAATAGAAATGGTTGTCAATGACAAGGGATCGTTCATGGACACTAATCCTATTTCGGATAAAGAAGTCTTACACATTACGTTAAACAATACTACTCTTGAACCCGCTACAGAAGTTTATGCTACATTTATTATTAGCGGTATAAACATTGCATCCGATAGTTTTGACAACCAAGGTAACCTTGTTAAGTTTACTGGGTATATGGCAGCGGACAATGCATTTTCTCCGTATGAACAAAATGCTATTAATGGTACATCAGATGCCGTTATTAAAAAGATATCAAAGAGTATGGGATTGAAGTTTAAAAATGATGCTACGGGGTATGAAAGTAATTATTGGTATCAAGATGGAAGTAATTATAAATATTTAAAATATATTGCTAATAGATCATATGTACCACAAGATGGTGTATTTGTTTATGGGACGTTGGATGGTACTATAAATTATACAACATTCAAGACTAAATCCGCAATAGAGGTTAAGTTTGAAGCATTTTATGACCGTGAGCGTGTTAATAATAATGTGTTACTAGATGAAGATGCAAAATATATGTTTTATGACGGGTATGATATAGTTGATATGTCTGAATTGTATAATACTATGTCTAATTATGGTGGAATTATTAGTGAATATGATTTAACATCGTATTCGGGTAAAGAATTACCGTGTATGTGTAAAAATACAGAGCTATTTAATAAAAGAACATCATATTCTTCTGATCCGACATTTATTGATAATTTTGGTATTGTTGGTGATAAAGATATTCAAAACACAATATATGCGGGAAAAGCACAAAATACTTTTACGAAATTTCAATTATTTTCAAATAGTATTTCTCTAAATATAAACAATGCTACTGAGGTGTCGTTGTTTGATAAGGTTGATTTGAATATGGCATCAACATTTGATGGAACTCCTACTGCGGAACCGTATTCGGGAGAATATTTGGTAACATCTATATCTCATAGTATTGTTAGTAATTCTGGTTACGTAAAGAGAATACTAGTGTGTAGAAATGGAATAAATAAATCAATAGTCAAAAAAGACTATATTGGAGTTGAATAATGAAATCTATGAATAACCAAGTTAAACATAATATTAATTCGGGTGTCAACACCATTCTTAATGAATTTTTAGATAATAATGACGATATAGTTGAAGAAGGAACATTTGTTGGTAAGGTCTTGGATAATGATGATCCTGAAAAATTGGGACGTTGTAAGATTCTTGTATACACGGTGTTTAGTAAAGATATAACACCAAAGGAACTTCCGTGGGCTATTCCTGAATTTGGATTCACTGGTAGTTTAAAAGGTTCGTTTATCGTTCCACAAGTGGGTGCGTTTGTTAAAATAACATTTGAGAATAATGAAATCAATTTACCTAAATATAGTACGAAGGTATTGAATAAAAATCAATTACCTACTAATAAAAATAAAAATTACCCAGACAATATGGTTTTCTTTGAGACCGACAGAGGGGATAGTTTTGAGCTAGATAGGTCTACAGGTGACACAATCTATACTCATAGCTCTAAGTCGGTATTAAGCATCGATGGTGACGGTTTGACGGAGTATAAGCACGCATCAGGTTCAACTATAACTTTAGATGTTGCTGGTAATGTTACAAATAAAAGTGAACTTAATTTAAAATTTGATCATGGTTTGTTAGTTGAGGATACGGGTGGTTTTGCGGTTCCTCATTCTCAAGGACCATACTGTGCTATTCCTGTGTGTCCTATTACGGGTGCTCCTCATATAGGGCAACAATGTTCACCAGGTGTTTAATGAAAGAGGTTTATGATGGCGTATACAGATAATGATGGTAGCGTGGATGGACTTGTAGGTTCAGCAGATACTATTATTGAAAATGTAATGGTTAATTTGCGTAAAGGTATAATGGATACTATTAGTGTTGACCCTGGAACGGGTAAAGCTGAATTAAAAGAAAAAGTAATTAAATTTGGTGATGAAAGTAAAAATGATCCTAAGATACCCAAATTAGGTTCGTTATCAAGTCAATTTGTGGGTGCAAGTGATACAACGCACATGGGTGCATATTCTACTGATAAAGTGTTGGGTGTCGAACTTATTATTGAAGCGGTTGTTCGTGAAGTGTTGGATCACGTAGTTAAAAATGCTGAAGTAGCAATGAAGACACGAATGGATAAATTAGAGTCTGACTTTAATACATTGGTGTCCCAGTTCGTTACATCGTTTCTTCCAGCGGTAGGTGTTACGCCTCCCGCTGCGGTTACTATTGTAGAATATAATGCTATGATTGTTGCTGTACAAGCAGCAATGACCGCTGTCGGTGGTGTGGGACGAGAAGCTGCAACAACAATACCATTAGCAAACGAACACGAAAAGGTCCCATCATTTACTGGTGATGACGTTCAAATTAAATAAAGGGAAGTATAATGCTTAATGCTGAACGAATAAAAGAATATGCGTCCGAATGGGCGTATGATATGAAAATACAATCGTTGAAGGGTGATGGTCTAATAAATGTTGATGTTATAAATCAAAGCATTGAGATGATTTTGGCTACTCCTATATCATCTCGTTTATTTAATCTAGCATTCGGTTCAAATTTTAGTTTGAGAATATTTGATAATATGGACCAAGGTTATTTGCAAATGGTAGTAGATGATACATTAGTTGCAATTAAGCGATGGGAAGATAGAATCATAATTATAGATGACGAAGTTCAACTTACGGCAAATGTTGATAATAATACTATAGAGTTAATGATTCCTTATATTATAAAAGAGCGAGAATTATTAGGTGTGTTTTCAAAAATAATTCGAAAATAAATGGTACTATATAAATTTAAAAAGGATAGCTCACACACCAGTAAGCTATCCTTTTTAATTTATATAAATAATAGAGTGATAAATATTATTAAAATAGTAGGTGGTTATTGTGAGTAATAACGAATTAAAATATACTAGTCTAACGGTAGATGATATTCTAAGTCAAGTGTTTGATAGATTTCTAAAAACACCAGATGGGGAAACAAATCATAAGTTTGACAATTTCAGAGAATCTGCAATAGCTCAGACATTAATTGAGATTTTTGCGGGTACTGTGGATATAAACAACTATTATATTCAAAGAAGAGCGGAAGAATGTTATTTCGATACCGCACAATTGAAGAGTTCCGTGATTAGTTTATCACGAATGTTTGGTTATGTTATGAACCGAAAAGAACCTTCTCATACGAAACTTCGTATGATTATTGAGGGCAACATCGAGGATAGCCAAGTACAGATACCATACTATTCAAAATTTTCATATGATGGTAATCCATATGTGTTAGTGAATACTATGACATATAGAATACCTATAGACACATACAATCTTATGAATGATGACTCGGTTATTACTGTAGATACTGACTCCTTTGATAATCCAATAGAAATAGTTCAAGGAACTATTAAAGAAAAAGTATTTAATGGAAGTACAAATTCTCAAATAAATGCGCCTTTCCAAATATACAAAATCGAAGATTCCGATTTTAGTAATGTTTATGGAGATAAAGATTTCTTCTATAATGACGTTACACAGGTATATGTCGGTGAAAATAAAATTACAAGTGATGATGACACTAATACTAGATTTTCTATCGATAGACGTACTCTATTAAATTGGGAGACAATCAATACATCAGATTTAAGTAAATCTAAAAGTGTTTGTGTTATTAGAACGGCTACGGATGGTACAGTAGAGATACTCTTTGGTGATGGTAATAATGAAACCAACACATATACAAATCATACGGCTTCTGGTGGTTTCGCACGTAAGGGTGCAATAACTCGTAAAGATAATATTTACGTTCAATATCTTGCGTGTGAGGGTAGATCTACAAATACAACGGGAGTTATCGGTGATAAAGTAGATTTTTCTGGTAAAATATTTAATAGTAATGGTGACGATATTACGAGCAAGATATCATTTGAACTCATATCTAATGTATATGGTGGTGGAGATGAAGAGTCAATGGATTCTATTAAATACTCTGCTCCTAAGATTTATAATTCACTTGATCGTTTAGTAACAAAGACGGACTATATAGCTTATTTAAAATCTCTAATTGCTCCTATCAACATTAAAAATGCTGTTGCATGGGGTGAACAAGAAGAACGTGATCTAGCATTTAAATTCGCTCTTGCTAAAATGTTTAATGTTACACTATTTAGTGCGACGGGTAGTATGTATAATTTAGATGCTAACCCACACGTTCCTAAAATAGGTGATGCGTATGATGATGTTGTATTAGATGTGAACTACGATCCATATGGATTCCAGACACAAGGATACTTCAACATTTATGTTATTCAAGAGATGGTGAATCAATTGAATAGATATCGCACACAAACAGAATTTTATGAAATAGATTGTGATGTGTATACATATACATCCGTAGAAGATTTCGGTACGAATATGCGTGATGAGTTATTTGCAAAATATCCTAATGGTGAAACTAAATTACATTTCACATATACTAGTGATGACCAAAAATTATCATCGAATATATCAACTTCTGGATATGCGAAAATCAAAGGTCTTAATGATATACTAAATCTTAGTGGTGAGTCTTATTTAGAAGCACTTGCAACTATAATAAACGATGCACTATTAGAGGTTAAGGATTATCGAGGTAATAAAACTGATAACCAAAATTTCGAGAAGAAAGCATTTATTGGTAGAGGATTTACGAATAAACCAAATAAATTATTTATTTGGGATACATCTTTAGGTGATACGAATGGTGCATTTAGACTAAAGTTTAACGAACAGGACGAGGGGTCACCATCACCTTGTTATATTACTATATTCAATGATGATGGATTTACTAATCAATTAGGATTAGCGAATGCTGAATCAATAACCGTTACGGTTGATGCACAAGTAAATGAAATGAATGGTAAGATAACAAAAGTTGTTAATGATTTGAATAGTAGATCACAGGTGAATATTAAAAATATTTATGTGTCTCCTATTATTCATAGATTTAATTTATCTGGCGATGTGTATATAAAACCTCTTTATGATAAAGAAAGTGTTAAGAATGAGATATTGGATGAAGTGTACCAATGGCTCGATATTAATGCAGATTTCAATCAACCATTATATCTTTCAAATATTATAGAAATATTTGAGAACCATCTTGGTGTGGTTCATACTAATATTAAACTTGAACCAGAAATCATTGATAAAAATAATAACGTCTTGAGTTTAGAGCAAACTAGAGATAATACTGAGAATTTGCATTACGATGCAAGTTATGATAATCCTATATATAAAAAAATGGGTACATTGGGAATCGGCACTAGATACTCAACAAGAATAGTAGTACCAATAGCCGATGCTATTAATACCGCACTCACATCGTATTTAACGCCTACTACGGGTGATACAACTCAATTTACTGATGAGTGGTATCGAAATATCATTAATACGTATGGGTATTATTCATATGCGCATAGTGGTCCTAATGCGGGTGTGCCTTACAAACGTGTAGGTGGTGCGGATATACCCGTGGAAGAGTATTCATATACACTTACAAATAGTATTTCCGAAAGATCATTTTATGTGGATTTTGCGGGACCATTGTATAATTATTTCAAAGGTTTAGCAGAACAACAAACTACTAATCCAGAAGTTGATTATAAAGCATTTTTAGGATTAACCGAGACTATAAATACTCCTCGATCGGATGTTCTTCGTGATACGGTAGTTCGTTCAGATTTTGCGGTACTTATGGAACAAATACATAAAGATTTAAGTTATTTCATTAAACAAAATCTTCTTGATACTAGTGGAAATATAGATGTTGAATATGATAATGATAGTAATTTTGTCCGTGGTGGATATACATTAGGTTCGGAAATCGTACAAGTACTAGGAAACTCTAAGTATACCGATGACACAGGTAATCCAGTTCCGTTCTTAAATTTTAGATATAAATAATAGGTGACAAATGGATATTTCAACAATATATGTGGATTTAGCAAGAACGACTCCCACTCGTGAGAGTGTGTATGTAGATAGTCATGGTGCGGTTATTTGTGATTCGAGTTCTGGTTGTGGACTTATAGATGACCAATTATCATTCAGTGAGTTTCAAACATATTTACTTTATAGATGTTCGGATAGAAATGTTACTTTTAAATTACAAAATAAAATAACAATAACATCTGCGGGTGATTTGGGTACTAATAATTCGGTATTTGTTGTTAATACACAAACAAATATTTTAATAACAAGTCAATCCGATACCGAGAGTTATGGTATCACCGTTGATGTTGCATTAAATCCTGGTGTACGTTTTAGTGTATACAATTCTAATCTCGTCATTGCTAATATGGATTTTGAATACACCAAAACGGGAATGTTGAGTTTTAATGCTTGGACATACAATAATCTAGGATACACCGCAAGTACCGTCAAAAATGAATTAGAACTTTATAATTGTAGATTTTGGTTAGCAGATCCTCAACCAAGCGTAACATTCACTAATAATGGTAATGTAACCGTGAGTAACGTTTCCTTAGTGTTTAGTTGGTTTGTTGATATTAATGTAAGAGGATGTATATTTAATAATAAATCTGCCGACACCGATGCTGCAATTGTATTACAACAACCAGTTTCTGGATATCCTAACGATGTGGTAAGCTATTCTAATAATTTTGTTGGGAATATATTTGTTAGATTTTTTGAATTTTATATCAAAGTAGCACCCGCATATGTTAACGCTGGTCATTCGGAAATATTAGCATATAATGTGTTTACTGGAGTTAAAACAGACTTTAAAGATTCAACACCAAGTACATATTTAGATAATTTTGTTGATAAAGCTGATGTCTTGGGACCATATGATAATCAATATGGATGGGCAAATGTTCCTGCCGTATGTGATGATGTATTGTCCACAGCGTTAACTAGTGCGTTTAATTATATCACCGATTTGGATTGGGATAGTATAGATTATTCATATGTTGATGATGATGTTGTTGCGATTCTCAATAGTATTCCTTATGAATATGGAACTAGAGATGGTGTAGGTGCATTATGGTTTCCGACAATGGATGAACCCGCTCCATCAATAGTACCATCACTAGGAAATATTGGTGATACTATTGTATTAAAAAATAATGATGCTACATATGATACCACATTCGATCCTAGTTTGTATACATGGGACGTAAATGGGGTAACATTTGACTCTACCGTAGCTTTAGGTGAAAGCCCTTATGATATTGCGGATTATGGTATCATTCCAATAAACATGACTATTATATCTCATAATGGATTATATGATGTAGAGGGTAGTGGTAGCTTTAGATCGTCTATAAATTCTGCCGATGTATCGTTACTTATAGATACAAAGGATGATGATGGTGTTTCGGTAGATACATTTAGTGTTGACCAAACCGTAAATATAACATTAACTAATGACACAGAAATATTGGATACCGATACAACGATATCGAGTGTTAAGATATCTTTAGATGGTGGTACATATTTAATAACTACTACAAGCATACCTGAATATAACGATACTTATTCATTTACAGTTACTTATGACAATATTGGTGATAAAGAAATAGTATGTGAAGTTATCACTCCTGATGGTTTGACACATTATTTTTCAAAAATATTAACAATAACAGAAAACGTTGGTACTACATATTATGTTGATTTGTCTAAAGAATATAGCGATAATAATACATTATCATTAGCTAACGATATATTTGATTATTTTGAAGATCAATCTATTGATAGCGGGTTTAGTACACAATTCCAATCGTATTCCGTTATTCCTATGTATGATGAGTATGTCGCAGTAGGAACTACATTAAGTTCAGTTATAAGTGGTATTGCACAAGATAATTATATTGTGGAATGGTCTTTTGTTAGACTCGAAGAGGGTGATACACCAAAGTTTATTATAGATACTGGTTCCGATATATTAGAAATTAGATGGGACTTTATGAGTGATAAAATAAAGGTATCATTTAATGATGATTATCAATCAAAAGTTTATGGATCATTCATTAAAGATTTGAGTTGTGATACATTACGCAAATTATATATGAAGGTTGAATACAATAGGGATGACAACGAAGCATCAATATATTATAGTCTTGATGAGGGTGACACATACATTTTGTTAGATGTATTTACTCTTGCGGACTTTACTAGTATGACTGTAAAAACTCAATGCACTAATGACACAGGATTAGGATACATAGGTATACAAGCGGATAGTGTTGTAGAGGGAATATTTACTGGATATGGTTTAGGTTCGGAAAAATACCCTTTCACATACGAACAAATGTATGATAGAATCAAGGACGGTGGTACGGGTGATAAATACGATACATATATGTGTAGATATTCACGAATACTAAAAGGTCGCTATGACAAAGGAAAAGCACATCATTTGACACGTAGCGTTAAAATAGATAATACAAAACAATATAGTATTAATGTGTGGGATGCTCAAAAATATGGACCTTGGATGTTAATATTTTCAAGTTTTTACACTCAAGTTCAAATGGCGGGAACCACATTATCTAATGGGATAATGTATAGTATACCGAATGCACGATCAATTAATCTAACAATCACAAATATGTATGATATGTTGGTGACTTGGAACTCTAATAATAGTGCAAAGAAATGTAAAATGGGATTTATTAGAATGAAAAGTCAATACTCCAATGGGGATTATATGTCAAATATTATAGGATGTACTATAAAATCGCCCGATGGATTTTATACACAAAAAGGAAATTAATAATGGCTACATATTATATAAACGGATATAATGCAACGAGTGGTGGAGTGTTCCCATATACTAGCGGTAGTGATGGTGCACCTAATTTTAATACATTATTAACCGATTTGAACGGTGTGATTGGTGACGGTGATACAATAGAGGTGTATGATGGTACTATGATTGACGATACATCTGCTCCTATAGTATTGAATGTTAAAGTTACTATTCATACCGACCCATCTAAAGATATACCTATTCATTTGTATGATGTTACTGGTGCTGGCGGGGTAATCGATTATATTGGTTGCAAGTATCTTAACACTACATTTTATAACGAGGATTTCGTGATACCATCATTATACATTGTGGGTAATGGTGCGGTTGTTCGAGGATGCACATTTCTTGTAAATACAAGCACAACATCCGCAAGTTCGCATATTAAGTTAGAAAACGCTAATGGGTGTATAATTGACGGTTCAACGGTTTCGTTTTATAGTGACTCATCAGGAGCATACGGTATTTATATAATTGATAGTGAACACGTCACTATTTCTAATAACTATATAAACTTATTGTATTCAGGGATAGGTATAGTAGCGGTATCTAATACGTCTTCATTAACAAATACATCATTTGTCATAACTAATAATGTTATTAATAATAATACGAGTGAGTATACTGCATCAATGCAAGGGATTTTTATTTCTACATCTAATTATATTCAAACTAAAAATATAGTATCTAATAATGCAATCATGGTAAATGGTCAGAATTCCATAGGAATATTGTGTGCTATAACAGTGGGCACGGTTGACGACATAATGATTATTAAAAATAATGTTATTTCTCTCGGTGAATGTGGTGGGGGTGTAAGTAGAGGTATTTATATACCATACATTACTAATAGTTATGAGATATATAAAGAAATTATTAACAACATCATATATTATAGAAATTATGATGTATATGACCACGCAACACCATATCCTCCGACAACCGTCAACATTGCTATTGATGCAAATGTAAAAAATGGTATAATCGATTATAATGATATTTTTAATTTCGATAAAAGTGTTCAATTTGTAGAAAATGGGACTACTGGAAATATACAAGAAATGGGGTCTAAAACAATTTTTGTTGATCCACAATTACTTGAATACACACAAAGTAGTTTATATCCTATTGGTGATATAAGAAGATATTATTGTGATACTAATAGTGAATGTCCTGGGGCTGGTATGGGATTTCGTAATATTGGTGTAGGTTTATATAATCTATATGATAACGATGATTATTTAAGTATAGTGGATACCGTAACCGAGGATATAGGCATAATTAGTGCGGATGTAAATTATTTAGCACCAACATTTTTTAATGATGTGCTTACGGAAACATCAAATGATTATGATGTATGGTATAGAAGAAATAATGGACCATATGTATCGGACGAAGTATATATGAATCAATGGGATTATGAACGTAGTAATCCAACAACATTTCCATTTGAAACTGGTGATCATTTTTATAAACAATCATTTACATACGTGTTGGAGAATAAAGGTCTTCTCGCTCCGTTTGACGGTATTACGTGCCCCGCTAACCCTGGATGGGGATATGATACCTATCCTAAGTATGTAACGGGCTTGTGGGGGTATCCTAGAGCGTCATATATGAATAATTGTGGTATTGACCCATGTATTATACAAGATTCTATTGATAGCGAGATTATACTTCAAGATGTAACTGGTGATGTCCAATATTGGATAGCCGACAAAGTTAATCCTAATTGTTTAGATGGTGGGGTTGTGGAGCCTGAGTTAGAGATGTGGAGTGGACATTCTCAAACCTATGCTCCTAATATTCCGTGGTCGGATACCGTACACGTAGATTATACGGGAAAGGTGATTCGTAAGATTACAT